ATATTAAATCTTTGCATCTTATTAGTATTAGGTCTTATTCCTGGTTTAGAAGAATTATTTTCACTAGCGATAGTAAACCAAATATTTCTATTCATCATCTCTCCTTCAATCCATTGAATGAATCCTCCTTGTTGTCCTGTAACTTCTATACCTACTTGTTGAGGTTTATACATTTGAGATAATCGAAACAAATCATCTACATTCTTTTCCATAGTTTGTTTCTTACATATACCATCAACCCAGAACCAATCTCCATTAGCATTATATGCCCATACTGATATAACACTGAAGTCAGCAGAAGTCTTCTCTGAAGTAGCAAAGTCAGTAGTAATATAGAAATTAAATATTCCTTTATTATTTAATACAGATTCTCTTTTAAACCATCTAATATCTGAATCAGTAATAAGTCTGTCTTCATCACTCATAATCCTTAGCATTAACTCTTGGTTAAAGGTATCAATTTTACCTAATTTAATGGCAGTATCATAAGATTCTTTTACATATGAATAATCAAATCTATCTTCCCATGCCCCTTTAAATTCTTCTTCTTTACACGGAAATTCTTCACATACAGGAAATACATTTACCTTATATGCTCCAGATTCAATAGCTTTATATAAAGGATCTCTTGAGTTAAATGGTGTACCATTCCAAACAACTTTTCTTCTTGTAGGATGTAAAGCATATTTAATAGCTTTATGAACTGTATCTTCTATACTGGAAATAACTGTAGCTGATCTAGCATCTTCATCTGAGACCAAATCGTCTAAGATTGCAAAGTAAGGTCTTTGACCCATTTCCTTTACACCTCTCACTCCCGTTTTTGCTCCAAACCCCTTGAATATGGTAACTGTTCCTTCAGC